AAAGCAATGTTTAATCCGCCATTTTCTCCTTATTGGTTGACCCTTGGTTGACCCTTTTTTAAAAATAAATCAAAAAAATAGAGTTTTTTTAAAAAACTCTTGACAAAATTTTGTATGATTTTGCAATTAAAAAAATAAATAGTGCATATTACAATAGGTATAAATTATTATTTTATATATAGAATAAAAAAAGAGGCTTTCGCCTCTTTTTTTCTGCTTTTATTTTAGCTTTGCTCTTATTGGCTCGACCATGCTTTCCGACACATCTTTGACAAAATCGAAAACGACCTCCATGTCAGCACAAGATTCGCCGCTTTCGTTTTTGCAATCGTCGATATATTGCTTTACTGTTTTTTCGAGCACTTCCTTGTGATGAAGCTCCTGTTCTGCGATTTCGTGGTAGTCCTCAGAAAGAGCTGAATCAGTGCTTTTGAATTTTGCCGCCATATCTGCGTATTCGTCAGCGCTCTTGATTTCGTCAACTATCATTTTGAAATATTTTTTCAGCTTCTCCATTAATCTTTCACCATCCTTGCCGAAACATTCGTGAAGCTCACAGGAACACCCGAAACAACAAGCGTAATTAAGCTGTCACAGCACTTGACGCGGATTGCCGTCGGGATAGTTATAGTGTAGGTCGTGTCTGCCGCCGCCGTGACGGAGGCAGTCGCACCCGGAATAGGAGCGCCGTCCTTGTAAAGCGAAAGAGTCACCGTTCCTGCTGTCGCTGTAAAAGTTGTGTTGACATCAATATCATAATAGCCGCAACCGTTAGCGACAAGGGCGGTGCTGTTGTTCTGACAATTACAGCCGTAGCGGCGGATTGTATTTCCAAAATTCGCGACATTGCCGACTGCTACGGTTTGAGCGTTTGAATTTGCTGTGTAAATAAGTGATTTACTCATTTTCTTAAATCCTTTCATATAAATTAATAAACGGCAGAGTCGCCCCTGCCGTGCCTCGCCAAAGTAGGGCGTTAAGTTAATTAAATGTTACCGCAACACATCGAGTTGCAATTGCAAAACGGATTGCCGGCAAGCGAATAGGTCATTGCTGTCGGGTATCTCACAACGCCCGAAAGCGCGTTGTTGAGTTCAAGCTGATTAACTCTGCCCTGCAATGCTTCGATTTTGTTCTGCTTAATCTCATCGCTTAATTTCTGCATTTGCGCAGTTGTGTTAGCGTTGATTTGAGCGGTGTTTTGTGCCGCAAGATAGCGGTTCTCAAGCAATGCTTTTTGAGTTTCACAGCAACAGGTTTGCTGATTGGCAAATCCTGCGTTAACTGTCGCCTCAAGGTCGCGGACTTCGCTCAAATTGTTGTAAGCGGCGTCCTTAATGGTGCTTTGCAATCCGAGACCGACATCGCTTGTGTTCTGCATGATTTCGTTGTTCTGTCTTTCAAGAGCGGCGAAATCGGTCGCACGCTGAACATCTGCGGATGTTGCATATTGCTCGCCGCCTCTGCCGTTCTTGCCCCAACCGTCGAATCCGAATAAAGCAAGAATTGCAAAAAGCCAAAGACCCTCATTGCCGAACATTCCGTCACATCCGTAGCCTCTGTTGTTATTCATTACAGCGCCTACATCTGCGGGAGTCATTTCTGCCATAGCGTTTTACTCCTTTCTTTAAATTTTTATATCAGCCCCATTAGGGGTTAATATCGTTGAAATTCTGCTGTAATTCTCGCGCTTGGTCGAGCACTTGATTAATGTCAATACCTCGCTGTTGAGCTGTCTGCACGACCAATTGCTGAGGAGTCATTCCTCGCATCCGGCACAGCCGCAGAGCCTGTTGCATTTGGGGGCTGTTCATTAGGTTGTTGACCTGATTTTGGTTGTTCTGTAGCAGTTTGTTCATATATCATTTGCTCCAATCTTTTTAATCGTTCGTCGATATTTTCAAGGTTTTTTGTGCTTTCGTCCTTGTGCTCAACGAGGTCAAAAGCGTTGACCGTTCCGTAGCCTGCGCCGTCGGTTTGTTTGAGGTAAACAATTGGCTTCTGCGAATCAAGTAAAAGCACGCTTGAATTTGGTGCAAGCTGATAAGCATTTGCTCCGTTAATTCCGTTAACCTCCGCAACCCTACTTTGCATAACACTGTTATAGTTCATTGGATACATTGCCGTCACAATCCTTTCTTACATCATTTAAGGCGTCCTTGTAGCCCTGCGCATACACTCGATAAATCCACGAGTTAAGCTGTTGCTTGTGCGTTTCAATCCATTTCTCTAAAGGGCAATCCTTAATGCCCATATAATCCTGTGAGAATTCAAATTTCATCGTTTTGTCCTTTCTGCACCTTAATGTTAGCAAGTTTTCGCGCGCCCAAACGCACGCCTTTGGGCGTTTTTGGGCATAAAAAAATAACCCCACCAAAATGGTGGGGTCTTTTCTCATTTACACGCTTGCTTATAAATTTTCATTTTCAGCGACGCTTTAATTTGTTTAAATTTGTGCAATGAAATGTTCAGCTCAAGCGCCATTCCCTCGTTTGTGAGGTCGTTTAGTCTCATATGTTCAAGAATGAAACGTTCTTGCTCCGTCAATTCAAGATTGGATTTTAATTTATTAAATTCGTTCGCTGTCAAAAATTCAACGCTATTCATATTAACTCCTATATGTTCGCGTTCCCGTATGACCTTTTTTATGAAAATTTACTGATTTTGCAATATGCCTCTCTGCCTGTTGCGATAACCTTGATTTTATCAACGCTTGCCGAAGCGTGCCTCAAAACCTTTAATTTTGTCTGCGCAAGATATGTGTATTTCGTGCCGGAAAGATTCGGCTTGCTGTATAGTGTTGTCTTAGCTTTCAGCCGGTAAGTCTTGCCAACTTCTGTTTTATAACTTGGCTTTGAGGCACTTGCCACCGTTTTAATATTCTTTTGATTTTTCGGACGCAAGACGCCTAAAAATGACGCGTATGTGTGTTTGATTTTTGTCATCGGCTCGTGCTTGCCCGAAGGATAGTTTTGGTCGTACGAATAAAAATACGAGGTTGTACCCTCTCCTGTAGCGACGGAAATATGACCGTTTCCGCTTTTTGAGGTAAAAACGCAAAGGTCGCCTTTTTGCGGCACAAAATCGGGTGTGTTTGAAATCCACTTGAAATTCGTTGTCAAGTATTTTGACGATTTGCGTTTGCGGTAATATTCAATTGCATTGCCGATTGACTGCGGCTCTACGCCCAAAACATTCTTAATAAAATGCTTTGCCAAATCGACGCACTGCACGCCATAAGCGCCGTCGTAATCAATTCCCTTGCCGAGATTTTTCTCAACCCACTTGTTCATAGAAATAGGCATTTTATTCCTCCTTCTTTGGTTCGTCATAACCAAGCGCGTTCGAGCTGTCGTTGATTCCGTCGGTAGTCGGGTCAACAACAACACCGAGAACAACAAGAATGTTGATTAATATGCCGAGTGTGTTGATGATTTCGGACTGTGCAACGGTCGGAACGACGCCGAACAAGCCAAGCGTTTGATAAACTAATGTGACAACAAGGGTTATAAGTGTCACAAGTGTAGTTTTGTTTTTCAATCTTAATTTAAAATTAATCTTCATTTGCCTTTCAGCTCCTCTTCAATGTCGTCAAGCCTGTGGTCCGCAACCTTCACCTTGGTCTCGAGAATAGGAACGCGGTGAGCAAAATTGTTATGCTCGCGCACCTCTCGAGTCAGTTCCTCGATTTTGGTCTCCGTAACGGCTTGATTTTGTTTGATTTCATATTGCATTTTGCGATTTGCGGCGAGATTAGTGATGACAACGCCGACAACCGAGAGTCCGCCTGTAATCAAGGCGGTCAATACTGCTTCACTCAATGTTATCGGTCGCCTCCTCATCTTGATTTTGTGGTTTGTGGCGAGTTTTCAGCGGTTTGTAATTTTCGACCTCGATTATCTCGCCGTTTTTAAATATTTTAGTCTTCATAATCCGTACCCCACACCTCGATAACCATTCCTGCCGGTAGGAGCTTACCCTCTACCTGCGTATCGAATTGAATCACATCAATGAAATTTGTTGCGCTGAATGAGAAAACATCACCAGCCATCGCATTATATCCTTTTTGATTTGTTACAATAGGGAATTCGCTTGGGTCGTTATCGTCGTATAATTTGTTCTGTGAATACTGAATATCACCGTGCAGCCAAGGCGAGCAATGTGCCATGATTTGGGTTATATACCTGTCGCTTGTAGACGATACTTTAGCTGCTGTGAGAGTAAGCTCACTCCAAAAGTCCTCGTCACCTGTTTCCATTTTGCGCAAATTAACATATACAGCTGTTCGCGATGCTATAGACCACTCGGGCATTAAAAGGCGAATTGCACAGTTACTCAATTTTAAGGGTTTACCGTTCTCGTCGACATCGCGAATGTACTGAGCGACCTCCTCAGTGATTGTCTCACGACAGATTTTTCGCCATTTCAAGCGTCCGCTCTCACCTTGTGGACCCTGCGGACCTTGCTCACCCCTTGGACCTTGTTCGCCCTGAATTCCCTGCGGACCTTGCGGTCCTGTGTCGCCTTTGTCGCCTTTAGGTCCTTGCTCGCCGTCTCTTCCTGCTGCGCCGACATCGCCTTTATCGCCTTTATCGCCCTTTAACTTGCCGTCGGCGATTGCCTTGTTGATAAGCGAATAAAACGCCTCGATTTCGCTTGCTGTGGGCGGTGTTGCGTCGACTACTTCGTCCGAATAACTGCCTGAGCATACGCTCAGCAGTGTAGGCTGTGGGGAATAGCGCAAGGTCGTCTTGCCGTTGGTTGTTTCATAGGCATAAACGCCGACAAGACAGCGTCCGACACTCAAGCTTGGGGCGAAACATTCACCATTAACAAGGGTTACGGCTTGCTCGTTGAACACAGCACGGACAGTTAAGCCGTTGAATACCTCGTCAAGTTCGAACTTGCACTTGACAGTTTCAACATTGCCCGAAGTGAGCGGTGCGCTCTGTTCGAGTTTTATGACGGATTGCTCCGTCGCTTTAAATTTCAAAGTTGTCATTTGAGTTTTTCCACTTCCTTTTTGAGCTGTTCAATCTCTTGTTGCTGAGATTGAACGAGTTTAACAATCGGAGCAATGAGCTCACTGTAGTTGAGCTGCCACAACAGCTTTTTGTCGGGCACGGTAGGGTCAAAATATTTCTCCTCGTCGCCGTCAATGACGCTTGCTTGATATGCGGCTATATCACCGACTGTGGTTTCGGCAGCATCGCGCACTTCTTGAGCAATAAAGCCGTTGTGAGTCCTCTTTCCCTCGCCTGTTTTCAATTTATACGACACAGGGCGGAGACTCAATACGAATGCTTTGTTGCGCTCGGCATCAAGGTCTGCAATGTTCTCTTTCAACTTTCTGTCGGAGCCGTTAAATGCGCCGTCAGTACAATATATTGAATGCCACTTGTAACTACCTGAGCCAAGATATGCGCCACCGTTAGTGTCAGGACGGAATATTGTCCTTGCGTTTGATGACGATTCCTTGAACAGAGAACAATTTGTGCCGTTCTGCGGTTGGAATTGAACCGTACCGCCGGCGATGATTGTGTTTTTTCCGTCAAGTTTTCGTGCGTAGCCTATATACGTATGACCGCTGCCATTTCTTGCGGTTAAGACGCTCTGCTCGGTTGCATCGTTGATGCTCGAGCTAAGGTTAACTTTTGTGCAGCTTATTTTGCCGCCATACAAGTCGCCACATTCAATATTGCCCTTAGTATCAACGGCAAACGAATATTCGCCTGCGTTTTGCTCTGCAAGTGATATGAGATATGTTGCCGTCTCGCTTGTTGTGTCCGATGTGATTTTGAATTTGTAATTCACACCGCCGACGGCGAAATTCTTTTCGAAAGCTGTATTTGTCAAATCAAAGCCTGCGATTGTTCCGCTTTCGGCAACGATTTTGCCGTCTGCCGAAAGCTTGAATGTATCTGAATCAATCTCAATACGATTTGCCTTGAGCGATATTTTTTCGGGGGATTGATTAATCTCCGAAACGACATCACCCTTGCTGACTTTGAGTTGTAAGCCGCTCGATAGTCGATTGATTTCGCTTGTGACGCCTTTCAGCTTGCTGTCCGCCGTATATGTTATCTCTTCGGTTTTGGATGTTAAGCTGCTTTCGACGCTCTGCGTCAAGCCGTTCGACAGCGTTATGGCACTTTTTGTAAAGACGAAAGGATAATCAAGATTGTCCTTTTTATTGGTAATGTTGACAAAGTCGCCTATGTCGTACCATGCAACGCCTGTTGTGTTCGCCGTGACGCTCGTGAGTGTCTTGCCGAGCAGATACGCCGTGTAGTTGGATTTGACGGCGTTCAGCTGCTCTGCGGCTGTGCTCGAATTATCAACGAGATATTCAACAATCGGGTTGTCCGATATTGTGACTTGCACCTCTGTCGACGCTTCGTCGCTCAATATCTTTTGCAAGCCTGCTGTGCCGTTAAGCTGAACACCCGAAATCTGCACGCTGTCGTTAATGCTTGCGCTCGTGAGGTCTTGCAATTCAATTTTTGTGCTTTCGACCTCACTCGGTCTAATTAGAATAAGTTTGTTGTCCTTAACCCGAATTATTCCGCAGAGAACCTCCGCAATGTCCTCAAGCAAGTCGCGGTAGGTTTGGCTTGAATAAGCGCTCGCAATAACTGTGTACGCAGTCATATCGGGCAGCGTCGAGGTAACCCCGACGCTGTTTAAAATTTCAATTGCTCCGTTGAGCAGTTCCTGCACCGATATAGTCTTTTCGGCATCAACTGTGTCGTCGGTTGTATCGTTGCCGTTCTCATCCTCAATTGTTGGGATTTCTGTCATTGTATTGACAAGGGCATCATAGGCCGTGACCGTCCACATATCCGTGTCGGTATTGTAACCTGTGCCGTCATCGTTCGCTAAGAAAAACTTGCCGTAATTAATGTACTCAAAGCCGTTGTCGGTTTCAACTCCGATTTTGACATTGTCAATCACGCCGTCAGGAGCGCTAAAATCGCCGCGAATTGTTGCGGTAATGCTTTGCATTGCCGTCGACGGAAAGCCGCCGTCAATATTGACAGTAAGGCTCTCGATAGCACTCAAATCATATACAGTGTTACCGACTATGATTTGTGCGTCAAACCGACGCCCTGTGTCGCGCATTGCGGCGATAAAATCCGTAGTTACATTATGCATCTCATCACTCCTTACTTATTGCGACGGCAACCACTGAAATTGAATCATATTTATTTTTTTTTTGGTTGCTTGTGTTGATATATTTATGCGTGATTGACACACTGTCGAAATAGAACGATTGCGTTTTCATCGACGCGGTTTGCGCGTCATAGAATTTGCACGCGGCGGAAGTTTGACTCAGCAACTGCATAAGCCCCTCAACGTCTTTATAATTGAGTTTTGTGCCGCTGATGTTTGCGGTTATCTTAGGGAATATGCCGACAATTGTGCCTTTATAGTCGCCACTCATCGTTCTGCCTGCGTCACTGCCCCACAACTTTTCGTGGCTAACGCTGTAGTCATTCTTTATGTATGGAATTGGGACATATTCGCCCTTTGCGTAAGTCCTGCCTTTGATTGTAACGCTTGCGCCGCCGTTTTTAATGTAAAGCACAGCCATTATACAACGCCCCCATTCATTCTGATGTTACGCCTACCGTTGACTTGTGAGATTTTCTTTGCGATTGTTTCACCGTCGAGGGTGATTATTGTCTGCAGCACCTCGCCGTTAGCGTTGATTTTGTTTGCAATTCGTTCAGCAAGCAAATCCATCCAGCCTGTGTTGTTCTCAAGTGGGAGAATTGCCTCTGAACCTGCCTCGCCGACAGTAGCCGTGACGCCTCTGCCCGGATTGTTGACGATACCGCCGCGTGCGAGTTTCGGCGGTGAAACAGTGCTGATTTTCACTGGCAACATCTTGTTGAGAACGCCGATAACTTTGTTGACCATGTTACAAAGTGAAGTCAAAATTTTCTTTATGGCATTGGTGATTCCGTCTTTCAATTTGGTCGTAACGGTTTCGGCTTTGTCTTTTATGCCGTCCCAACTCTTTTTGGCTTTTGAAAACGACTTAGCAATTGAACCTTTAACGGTTTTCCAATTTGTCTTGTTTTTAATCGAATCCCATTTCGTTTTGAGATTTTTGAATTTTTTGTGAACGCTACCTTTGATTGTTTTCCAATTTGTCTTGTTTTTAATCGAATCCCATTTCGTTTTGAGATTTTTGAACTTGTTGTGAATTTCGCCTTTGATTGTTGCCATAGCAGTTTTGCCTTTTTCCTTAATCGAATCCCATTTGTCTTTTAAGTCATCGAATGTCGGGAGAACATTGCCGCCAATACTAACAGTAAGTTCTTTTAAGCCGTCCCAAGCCTCTGTGATTTTGCTGAACACATTATCTTGAAACCACTTTTTGATGTCTTTTAGCCATTCCACAATGCCGTTGAATGCGCCCTCAATGAGATTTTTACCAAGGTCAATAATGTCTTGATTTTTCGACGGCGAGTGAATGTCAAATGCCTCTTTAAATCCGTTAATGAATGGGTCGAGGATGTGCTCTTTCATCCACTTTCCGACATCCTTAAGCCAATTGACGATGCCGTTAAATATGCCCTCAATTACATTGCCGCCAGCTTCGTCAATAGAATCGTCAAAGTAGCTTGCGATGTTTGAAAATGCATCATTGAAAATCTCTCCGAGCTTTTGGGCAATTTTGAACACCTTACCGACAGCCGCACCAAGTGCCTCAAAGGCACTTTCTGCAATGCCTTCCCAATCGATATTTTTTACAAAATCGACAATATCGTCGATTATTGCGTCGGTATCAAGATTTTTTATAAATCCTGTTACGGTTTTGAACGCGCCGCTTATAGAGTCCGATATATTGGATGCTATCTTGCCCCAATCAATATTGTTAAACCACGAGTTGACAGTGTCAGCAATTGTGCCGCCGAAATTTTTAAAATCAAAGCCCGAAGTGCCTTTTTTTTCATCGCCGTTAAAAAAGCCGTATAAGGTGTCAGTTATGATTTTTATTTTCGCGGACAAAGTTTTTCCAAGTTCGTCAGTATCGACCGAATCAACAAGGTGATTCATTCCATCGGCAAATCCTGCTCCGAGACCGTTCCAATCAATGTTGTCAACAAGAGTGTTAATGCCCATTGTGACGGTGTTTATTGCCTCGCCTACATTGTTGCCGACTTTTCCCCAATCAAGCTCATCAATAAAACCATTAACTGCGTCGCTTAAATCCTTGCAAAATGTTTTGACTTTAGTTTGAATGCCGCTCCAATTGATGTCATCAAGTGCAGAGTTAATCGTTCCGGCAATCGTTCTGCCAATGCTGCCCCAATCTCCTGCCTTGAATTTCTCAATAATTTGATTCATCCAAGAATCAAGGCTTGATGTCTCAAAGATAGCACCGCCTTCGCCGGAAGAACTGCCACCGGACGAACTGCTTGACGATGAGTTGTCGCTCAGCTTATTTGCGACATCAAAGCTCGCCATTTGATTTTTGTATTCTTTGGCAGCTTTTGCCGCGTCCTCTGTGGCTGACGCTGTTTTTTCTGCTTGCTTAGCGTTATATTTTGCAACGAGGCTTGTGCCTGTAAACGCTTGATATATCGCGTCTGCGAATGTCACAGCCTTACTCAACATTGACACAAGGGCATTGATTAATGGACTTATTGCCTCGCCCAAAACACCCTTAGCCGCATTCAACTGAGTTTGCAGCTTTTCGTTGTTTTCCATTGCTGACGAAACAACTTGTTTGAACAACATAAACGCAGAACGAGCGCCGAGTAGTGCAAGTCCTACCCTTGTGAATTTCTTTTTCAAGTTCTCAGCCGGAGAAAGCGACGATTTCAAATTAACACCGAATTTAGAGCCCAAACTGCTCACTTTTTGAAATGCGCTTCTAACCTTTGAAATAGCTGTTTTTAGCCGATTGGCGGCTGTGTGTAAACCGTTCCAAACACGCGAGGCGGCTTTTGAAACCGCTTGAAACGCGCGTGTACTCGTGACAGCCTCTTTCACTTTGTTTTTAACCGCTCCGATTTTATTGAACAGCGTTGAAAATGCGACTCCCACGCCTTGTAATGGGAGCGTCATCGTGCGGAATGCTCTGACAAGTCCGTTGCTTGAGTTTTTGGCAGTTTCGCACTTTTGGGTAAACTGTCCTAATCCGCTGTTTAAACGCTGTTCTGCGTCCTCGCTTTGCCGAATCGCGGTGACAAGCTCTTTAACCTCTCCGTTGGCGGCTTTGAGTTTTGTCTCTGTTTCCTCGACTTGCGAAAGAAAGCCGCTGTATTGATTTTTTAAATCTTGCACATCAAGGATGTGAGCGTTTTCAACTGCTTGTTTTTGTTGCGGAGTTTTTGCATTTGCCAAATTTTGTTGATAATCGGCTTCGTTTTTTTGATATTTTCGAGTAAGCTCTTGGGCGGCATCTGATTGGAATAGCTCGCCCCTTTTCTTTTTCAGTTTTTCAATCTCTTTGTCGAGCTTGTCGAGCCTTTCCTCAGCTTCCGATATATCAATTTGATATTTCGTCGGGTCTTTCGCGACATCAATTGTTTTTTGAATGTCGTTTTTTATGTACGAAAATGTTTCGGCGACATATTCCTTTGCAGCGTTTAAATCGCTTTTGATTTTTTCGCTGTCAACATTGACACTGATTGTGCTTTTTAACTTGTCTTTGAGTTTTTCAAAAACGCTTGACAAGTTTTTTACACCTTTTTCAGCCGTTTTGGTGTCAATGTCGAGGTCGGTTTTTGCCGTTTGTTCCATTGTGCTTTTGACTTCGTCAAGAGCTTTCGACAAGTTCTTTGCGTTTTGTTCCGCTTTTTGAGAATTAAACGCAACATCAATGCGTATCTTGTTGTCTGCCATGCCCTCACCTCCTTATTTGAATCGTGCTTCGAATATGTCCTCCGACTCCTGCTCCTCTTTTGTGAGTCTGCGAGGCAGTGCGACGGCTTCCTTGGCTTTGAGTATTTCGCGTTTGTCTTTCTCCGACCAATTGCTCACATCCATTGTGCGAAGCGACCGAACGCGAGATAGAACGCTGTGTTCTGTCAAACCTGCTATGAGGTCGCAAAAAAGCCAAAAATGCGGATTTTCCTTGTTCAAGTCGATTTTGTAATCGCTCATGAATGAAGCAACAATATATGGCTCATCGTAAATCAAGTCCATGTCGGGCTCTGTGTCGCTATTCTCGCCGTTTTCATTCTTGGATAAGAACTTTTGCGCCTGAATTAAATAGTCTTGCCACAGTTCATTGTCGCTCGGAATGTAGCCGTATAGCGTGTAAATGATAGCGAGGGCGCGCTCATAGTCGCCGATGCCGTTATCATTCACTATCTTCAAGCATTTTAGGGCTGTTTTGGTATCTGTCTTGATTTTGACTTTTTCGCCGCGAATTCTCACATATTCGGGGTAAGTCATTCAAGGACATCCTCATCGGATTCGCTGTATTTCTGCTCGATTCTTTCGATTGATTTCTTGCTTGATATTCCGATTTTTTCAAGGTGAGGCTTAAGTGCATCAAAAAGGTCGTTATACATATCGGGATAGTTTCGGTCACCGAAGATTTTTTGAACGCCGCCTGCTCCCAAGAATTCGTCCATAGCTTCGCGCATCTGCTTGTAGAACTCTTTGTAAAGCTGTCGCCTTTTTTCGTCCTTATTGCTGACAAGTCCGTGTGAGCATTCTTTCTGTTTTTCAATCAACGCCTCTTTGCGTGTAAGGTCTTTTGTAAGCTGTTCGACTTTCAGATAAGCGTCGTTAAATTTAAAGGGAAGTTCTATATCTTCCGTATCAAAAACGATTGTCTCGCCCTTGTCGTTAACCTCGATTTCGTATAGTCCTTTTTTAATGTCAAGATTTAATTTCTCCATTAATAAAATCACCTCATAAAACAAAATAGGCGGCAAAAGCCGCCTATTAATTTAATTATTCTGTTGCGCTGTTAGCGGTAAATGTCGGGGCTGCACCTGTGAATGAAGCAGTTCCGAGAGTCGGGTCACCGTTGAATGAACAGGTGTAATTCAATGACGCAGAACCGCCGCCACCTTCGCCGCCGAACTCACTGAATTGCAATGTGCAACGATTAAGTTCTGCCGCGTATTTCGCGTTGTCGGTTGTGTCGTATTTATAAACAACAAGGCACTGTGTCTCTGCGTCTGTGCCTGTTGCTCTATTCTGACGGAGTGCATCAAGATATTTGAATAACTCGTCATCATTGTAGCAAGTAAGCTCACCTTCAAATGATACGGCGTATTTCTCGAGGGATGTCGAGGGGGTGTTTTCGTCAACCCACTTGTCCTCCTCAGTTTCGCCGTCATATTTGAGCTTCAACTCGCCTTGTTTTCTCACTCTCGCCCACTTCGGTGAGGTTGAGCTATCGCCAATGTCGATAAATGCGGCAATGGCGGAAGTTTTAATCTTTGTATTTGCCATAGGTATCACTCCTTGTCATATATCAATTGACATTGACATTGATACTTCGCATAGCGTTGACTGTTTTCGATGCCGTAAAGATAGCCACTACTCGTCGCCTTAATGCTGAATGGAGTCATTCCGTCGGGCATATCGGGCAAGTCGTCGTTTTCGGTGCATTCCTCAAGCCACTGTTGGAAATGCTCAAAAAAGCCGCTGTTATTAATATTGTTCTCGCGTTCCTGATTCCACGCGAAACGCGCGGAAAAAGCGAAAACAAACTGTCTTTCGGTGCTGCCGTCAATGTATCGTGTCAATATTGTTTCGGTCGGCTGTTCGTCAATTGAATAGCCGCCGTTATTTGGGGATAGGAAATCGACATTTATATTATTAAATTCATCAAGGTAGGGGCATTTTTTAATAAATTCCCTTACGCTTTCAATTATCGTTTTGTTCATTTCGTTAACTCGCTTGTAATGAATTTTTCTGTTGATTCAATAAGACTGTCCTTGTTCGCAAGCCATGCGCGCTCAACCCAATGAGAGCCGCGCGTTGGCGCGCCTTGATACTTCAAATCTTTGTCTGTTAACTTTTTCTGTGCCATCGGTCGACTCCAAAAACCATAATCCTTGTTGAAAAAAGCTCCCTTGCCTGTGATTGGGTCGACCATAAGCTTGCCGTAATATTGATACCGTGCATACGGCGTTTCGTATTCAATTGCATTGCCGTCATCAAATACACGCCCCGAACTTTTCAGAATTCCCGAATCGTAAGGGGTATATGGGTCACTTTCGGCAAGCAGCCTATCAGAAAAAAATTTCTGCGCCTGCGGTTTCACACGCTCGAAGTCTAAGCTATCGAGCGCAGACGCGTCAACGGTGTAAACGAGTGTTGCCATTCGTCACACCGCCTTTATCGTGATGTTGTCAACATCCGAATTGCAAAGATTTTCAGCAACAGTGGTGACCTTGTAAAATTCGTCAAGCTCTGTAAGGCTTGATATAGCAGAGCCTCTGCCTCTTACAATGATGTCACCCGGCAAAACGCGCCAATGCTTCGACTCATATCTGTGGGCGTTTTCGGCGTTCGTTACAATGATGATTTCACCGCTGTTTTGCTCGCCGTTGCTCTCTACTGAGCCGTTGAGTGTCTGCTCAACATAAACGCCATTGAGATATGTCGTTGAATAAGTGTCAAGCTTGTTGATATAGCGATATATCGTGATATCATGCGGAAACATCACAACACCGCCCTTGTGAGCAAGCCTGTTCCTGTAAGGTAGGTCAATGCCTTACTCTTTCTATCGGCTTGAATTTCAGCCGCTGAACGCGTCACATAAGACACGGAATGATTGCCAACGCTTTCGCTTGACTTAACGCCTTGATTTTGATTAATATAAATGTCGTCAATTACACTGCAAATTGCAAGCTTATAACGCTTATTGATGACCTCGAATTCAAGAGCCGCGCGGTCTAAAACAAGGCGGTCAACAAACGCCGTTGCCTCAATTTGCAATTTTTCAAAGGCGGCGTTGTCGGGAACGGCGTCGCCTTTGAACACCTCAACATAAAAATTGTAATTCAATTCATCCATTCCCGATTAACTCCTTACTTACCGGTGGTTGACGCCTCTGCCTGCAAATTCTCGTCAAGTTCACAAGACTTGTCGGCAACGATAGCCTTTGTTGCGTGAACATAGATAGCCTTGCGCTTTTGGTATCTTACGAACGCATCAAAGCGGATTCTGCCCTCGCAAAGCCAACCGTTAATGCCCGGAGGATTCTGATGAATGTTGTAATCTTCAAGCTTTTGTGCTGCAGTAGTTGCAATCGGATGTGTGATGATGAAATTAACATTCTCGGGGAGAATGCCTGTGCCTTTAAGAATTGCAACGCCGTCAACCTCGCCTATCTGACCGCTGATACGCATATCCATAGCGATGTCGCTCGCCTTGATGAAGTTCTCGTCAAGCTTAAGCATCTTATAAAATGCGTTTGATACATATGCAACCCTGCCGTCTGTTGGGACACTGTTGTCGTCAAGCTGTGCTTGTCCGTCGAGAAATGCCTCGTAAGCTGTTGTTTTGGTGATTGTTCCGGTAGCACTTGAGCCTACTGCGTTAGTCATTCTCTGCAATCTGTACTTGTCGATATATGGAATGACAACCTCGTTAAGTTCTCTTGCGAGAGCCGCGCCGACTTCCTGCGTCATCTGCGTATCATCGTAAGACTTTCTGTCAATTGTGAATGTAAATGCCTTGTCTTGCGAGAGAAGCATTGTCTGAGTGTGATTGCCGAGCTCGTCGGGTGTGCCGTATCTGTTGGTGCCTGTGGTCTGATAATCGTTGAGTGGTGAGGTGTCAATCGAGTAAACCTTGATTGCACTTGTGCCGTCCCAATCATAGTCGGCGTTTACTGCTGCGCCTGTTCTTGCGCCCTGCGAAAAGCGCTCATCGACATTAGTCGAATATTTCTCTGCGTAATTTACTGCCATTTTTTAGTCCTTTCAGTGATTAAGAATTAAAGCCTTTTAGGAAATCGTCCTCATCATCTTTTGGCTTGCCGCCGTGGTCAAGACCGCTTGCGCCGCCGTTCGGCTTGCCGTCATCATCGCCGAAATAATATGATTTGGTCTTTTTAAGTTCGTCCATTTGCTCTTTAAGACCATTAATGCCGTCGTCATTGACCTTGATTTTTTCAAAGTCCAAATGTGGCAAAATGTCGTTGATGTCCTTCGGTTTGTAGTCGCTGATGATTCGATTTTCGATTTTGCTTTTTTTGATTTGTGCCTCGTAATTCTTCACGAGGTCGGAACGCTGATTTTCAAAGTCGGTTTTGAGCTTGTCAATCTGATTCTGTAACGCCGTGTTGTCGCCTGCTGTCTTCTTCAAGTCGTCGTATTCTTTCGACTTGTCATCAAGCAACGCCTTTGTGTCGTCATACTGCTTCTGCAATGCGCCGTATTTGGAGCTTGAAACAAAATCGCCTTTGCTTATGTCGGCGAGCTTGCCCTCTTTGTCCTTGAGCGCATCGTTAACCGCCTTGAATGTGTCCTCGTTCAGTTTGTCTTTTAGGATTTCAATATCCATTCTTCTGCTCCTTTGTTTTTATATGCGGTGTCATCCGCTGGTGTAGGGCTGTTTTATATGCCTTGCCGTCGGCAACCTGAGCACTTTATATGCCTTACTCAGGGCAAGCGAACGGTTTATATGCCGCGTTCAGGGCAATGAGCAGTTTAACGCCTTGCTCAGGGCAATAAAAAAGACAGACACTTGCGACGACTTATATCGCCGTTTGTGTCTGTCCTAATTATTAAATTTGGATATAATAAAAGCACAATAGAAATCAATCCATTGTGCTTAAATATGTGTGTTTAAGTAATCTTTCGCTTTTTCAATCATTGCATTACTTTGCAAATATTCAATACCTTTCGGTGTTATCTTTAAAACGGTAACCTCATAATCGTCAATCACAGGGTCAGCACCGATATATCGGTGCTTCACCTCTTTGCCGGTTATATATTGTCCGTCAAATAAACTGTGAATGATATACAGCCAATAATCAGCCTTTATATGTGGATTTATTGCTTTTACAACGCTGTGACTGTCAACTGTCGGCTTTCCGTTTTTTAACTGTTTATACAAATAGTTTAAAACTTGATAAACAATAACAAAATAATCGTCTTTTTGCATATCTATTTTTCAACACTTTCAATCAAAACTGCTTTTTCGCCTGTGAACTGCTCCCAGCGCTCGATTATTACATCGATATACTTAGGGTCAAGCTCCATCATATAACAATTACGGTTTAACTGTTCACACGCCATGAGTGTTGAACCGCTTCCGCCGAATACATCAAGTATATTGTCGTTTTCTAAACTTGTATTTTTTATTGCTGTTGCCGATAATTCAATCGGTTTTTGAGTTGGATGTACATATCCAGTCGCATTGTCTTTCCCACACTTCCAAACACTTCCGATTCTTTTACCCGTCAATTCTTTTTCGTTATTTGAGCAAAGAATTATTTCGTAATCTGTGGAAAATGTATGCTTTAAATCGCCAATGCCTCCGCCGCCTTTGTCCCATATAATCATATTTGTTAAATTATAGTAGTCGTTGAACAAAGATAGCCATTTTCCAAGCACTTTCCAAGTTGTGCATACGAACACAAAGCCTTTTATGTAATTTTGAGTAACTTTCATAAAATCGAGAATTTTATCATCGTTTTCCAAAACGTCAAACTTCTCACTTTTTATCCTCATATTTGATTGATAATTATATCCGTACGGTGGGTCGGTAAACAACATATCCATTTTGTTACCAGTTAAAAGTTTTTCAACATCCTCAATGCTTGTACTGTCACCGCACATAAGCCTGTGCCTGCCGAGTTGATATATGTCTCCGAGTTTTGCTTTTGGTTCTTTGGGCGGTTCAATTTCAAAATTATCTTCTTGAACTTGTTCCTCTACCCCCCATTAAAATCCAAATCAAAACCGAATGCTCCCATATCAATGTCAACGATATCATTTATTTCAAGCGGTAACAAATCAAAATTCCATTCCGCTTTTTCTGCAACCTTGTTATCCGCAAGCCGAAAGGCTTTGACTTGCTCGTCTGTCAAGTCATCGGCAATAATGGTAGGAACTTCTTTCATTTTCAGCCTTTTAGCCGCCTTATATCGGGTATGTCCTGCAATAATAACATTGTTTTTGTCAATAACAATAGGTACTTTGAATCCGAACTCTTTTATTGACTGAGCAACATACTTAACAGCCTCGTTGTTTTTTCTCGGGTTGTTTTCGTAAGGCTTTATGTCAGATAGTTTAAGCATTTGAATGTTCATATATACTCCTTTTGGCATAATAAAAGCACCCTCACAGGGTGCTTTTATATTTATAATTTATTGTATTTTTTCAAGATTTCAAAGTGTTTTCGTTTTGTTTGTTCCTCGAGTTCTTTTAATCCCGGAAATGCTGAATTTTCCATAAATCCTTTAAAATTTGGATTATTGCTTTTCCACTCGTTGACAATGCGTTCGCGTTCCCTCGAGTAATATTTGCCCAACGCTCTTAATTCTGTTTCAACGCTCATTTTTCCACCTCTTATAATTTTCGCTAATTCCCAAAATTTTGCAAGTTTCTGCTATAATAATATGTTCACGATATTCCTCGTATTGCTCGAACGAGAAACCTTTTTCAAACATTATTTCATTGCATTTATCGCAAGCGACAATTTGAGCCTCTTGCCATTGTTCAAGCGTTATGTTTTCGGGCCTTTTAAACCAATAACGATATTTTTTGTCGCTTGCTTCCATAACGCCCATTTGACAATTTATCATTGTCGGAATATCGGCGTCGGTGCTGAATGAGTATTGTGTTTGACTCATCGGGTGCGTGTGAATGCTGTAACTGTCCTTAAAATTAATATCGACATTTTCAATATCTATGCTGTTTTTACTGTTACTTGTGAGGTAATGCACATCATTGTTTTTGTCGATTACGAGCATATGCTCGTAATCGCTGTCAACATACCTATTTAAAAACTTGTCGGCGATTTTGTTACGCTCGTCCAAATCGTCAAAGTTGTTAACCTTGCCGATAACCTTGTGAACAGTTTGTCCGTCGGGTTGAGCGTTACCGTTCGCACCTATTACATTACCATTCTTTGTGGATTTAGTCAAGGGCGTTTTTGTAACTTGTTCCTGCACAAGCTCGCGGCTGTAATCGCGTTTTAAGCCGTATTTGTCGCAATGCGCTTGTAACTCAGCTTGTCTGTTTTTTAGTTTGATTTGCAAGGCTTTCGTTGCGTCTTTGTCGCCTAATGGCTTGATTGCGGCGATTTCCTTTTTTAACTTTCGGATTTGGCGCTCTTTGAGCCTTTGTTCCTGCGTGGCTTTGTATATGCGCTTGTTTTCCTCTGTGTCGCCGTATTTAATGGGATTGGGTTTGCTTATGCCGGGAATAAAAGCAAACATTCTGTGACGGCAATTGACACCGCCCAAGCCTAATATATCATCGGGATAACCTGTCGCCTCTTTAAGATTTCGATGCTTTTTGTCGTGTCCCTCAATTTTGAAAATTCCGCCCTGCCATCCTGCGTGATTTGCTATCGGATTTGTCGGGTGCGTTCTTGCGCCCAAGTGCGAGGATATTTCGACATAGTCCGCGCCAATTTCTTTTACGAGTTGTAACGAGCTTTTGTTAGCAAGCTGATGAACGGCGGTGACTGTGTCACGCCTGATGACGCCCTCAATGCTGTATTCCGTATATGTATAGCTGCCGTCTGCATTTTGGCGCTTATATGTCGCGCCTGTGATGCCTCGCCGTGCCATTCTCTGCAAGCCTTTTTTTAAGCTTTCATGCAAACTGTAATTGCCGCTTGCGACCTCGACATAAGCCGTGTTAAGCGTGTTGATATATGCCTGTTTGGCGCTTTCAACCGCCTTTGTTTGGATAAGGCTAAAAGTCTTTGTTAAATCTTTATAGCTCAATTCAGCAATTTCTCGCAATATGGGGCTTTGCATTGCGACAACAGGGTCAACGGCTATAATATCGCGGTCATATGCCGTTTTAAGCGGCTCAAGGTCAATATTAAGTCCCTGCGCCTCTGTGATAAGTTTTTTAATTTCTGCCTCGCTTTTGCCGCTGTATTTTGCGAATATTTTTAACAATTCGGGGGTGATTTTTTGAAATTCTTGTAATTTCTTGAGCCGATATTCAAGCACACCGTCTGCCTTGTCATATGTCACAAGGCGGTTTGCGATGTCAACAATCAAATCATATTCAATCTGCTGATAAATCGTGCATATCGGGTCAATTAACTTGCTGACTTCGTTATCTGTAAGCATTCAATTACTCCTGCGGAGGCTCTTCCTCGATATTGCGCCAAGCAAGTTCCGCATTTCTTTCGTCTTGCATTTGTTTTGCGTATTGCGCCGCTTTCTTGTCGTCGAAGCCATAAACGCGGCGATAATATTCTTGCGCACTTATAAGCTCGGCGTTGTAATCGGTCAATGCCATTTGCCGTTTTTCGGTTGTGTCCTCAATGATTGAATCGTCAAAATCGACCGTAATAGCTAAATCGTCGGGGACGGTGATGTCACCGATGAATTGCTCTTGCATTTCAAGCAATGCGCGTGACATTGTCACAATTGCAGAATTCAAAAGAATTTCATGCTTTCGCAAAGTTCTAAATTCCTTTGAATTTTCGCTTATAATCTGTGTAGCTGTTGTGACATTTCCCTGATTCCACTTGTAATGATTTTCGCCGAATCCGCATTTCTGACCGAGTAAATTAAGCTGCGTCTGCAATGCTGCCTCGTGCTCGGTCACCCTCAATTGCATGTTGCTTTCGATAATCGGCAAATCGTTACCGCTGTTGTCGTCAGGCAATCGATAAAACGCCGTATCGTTCGGGTCGAACACCGGGAGCGTTTCGCCTGTATTTGGGTCGACATTGAACCTTGCAACGCCGTCGGAAACAAAAACCCTCTTTCTGCCGAGCGTAAACTCGTTGTCAAGTGAGTCATATTCATTGTCGATTGACTTCAACACATCAATTGCGCCGCTGAATACACTAACGCCGTACGGATTGTTTGGGTCGTTTTTCCGTGCCTTGTTCGGCTTAACCATTTGGAATTTTGGCGTTTTTGAATGTGTTTCAAATTTTTCCAACAATTTGTGCTTTTGGTAGAAATCTTTACTTACTTCAACGAGCTTTTTGTTCTTGTTCGCAAGCAAATAGTTGTCAATCACATACTCGTTGTTGTTATCGAGTGTGTGGACCTCTATATATTCATAAGGCTGACCGCCGATGATTTGTTCGCTTGTGAAGGCTGCCTCAATCAATGCGCCGCTCTTGAATGTAATCGGTATCATTCTATCCTGCGTGACATATTTAATATTGATTTTTTCGCCGTCGAAATACTCAATAAAAAAGCCGCCGCCAAGCGCGAAACTGCGCTCAAGCAATTGATTGCCTGCAGTAAAGAAATTCGCAGCCTTTAGAATTTGGTCGAGTTTTTCCTCACACCTCTTGTCACTGCAAGAAATCGCTACCTTTTCAGTGATTGTTAAGTCTGCCCAATCTTGGCAGACCGTTTCGCCCATTCCGAGCGATTTCCTTGCCTGCTGTACTGTCTTTTTGCCTTGATAAACCTTATATTTGTGAAATCCCGGAACATTCCCGACATACCACTCACGCCACAGCCTCAACTCTGCGTCGATGTTTGCCGGCTGTTCAATCTTAAGCCCTTTGTTTTTTAAAAAGTCGATAACTTGTTTATTCATTAATTTCTTAACCTCATTAAGCCGTTGATGTATGGCTCAAAACTATACTCGGTCGCGTCGATGTTGTCAATGTTCGTGCTGCCATCGTCAAGCCTTTGGTCGACGGATTTCTCCGTTTTAACATGCTTGTCATCCCATAACGCCTCATTAAACGCGCTATAGGTTTCTTTGCAGCTCGATACAAACAACATTCGTTTTTGCGTGATTAAGCTTGCCCCTGCCCTGATTCTGTCAATAATCGGACCCTTTCGCGCGTTCTTAACAGCAAGGGGGAGCTTCGCTTTTACAACGGCGTTTCTGATGCCGTTAATGAGCACTTGCTCCGCGCTATCGCAATAGACCGTGTGCAATTGCGGATAGTCATTTACACATTTTTTTGCAAAATCAACAAAACGCCGTTCCAATTCGGTCGGCGTTATCATTTCTTTCATTTTAACTTCGTCGGCAACAATAAGCTCGTCAAATCCTTGTGTTATGAGCGTCAAATCAAACGCTGTCGCCGAGCCGTTGCCGCCAAAATCGACGCCAATTGTGGCAAGCATAACCTTATTACGCATAGGGTGAGAAAAGCCGCCCTGTGCCGTCTTATTCCATTCTGCAACATCAATGATGTTGTCCTTGTCAAGGGTTGTATATATGCGCCCTTGAGCTGCTACCCATAGTCCTTTAATAAAGCGGTCATAAAAGACGCCTTCATACATTGAACGATAGCGTTCTTTTACCTTTTCACTTAAAGAAAGGTTGTCATTCATTGTAAAATGCAAATAAAGAATGTTTTTGTCTTTTGTTTTGTCAACCCATTCTTTCTTAAACCAATGTTCGGGATTTTCGGGGTTGCAGTTAAACCAAAACTTTGAGCCGTCAACCGAACATCTCGCCGTTGCCTGATTCACAAACGATTGCGGCATTAGCGCAACCTCGTCAAATAGACAGCCTGCAAGCGTCATTCCTTGAATAAGGTCTTGTGAACTTTCATCACGACCGCCAAAAATCCAAAAGTCATTTGAAACGCTTCCCTTTGTTACTGTTAAGCGGTTATCTGTTCGTCTGTAATCGGTCTTATAGCCTCTGCCATTAAGCACGAGCAAAAGAAAAGACAAAACATTACGTCTGAACGACGCAATTGTTTTGCCGCACATTCCGAAATTTTGGGCGTTGAAATTCTCCATTGCCCATATAACATAAGACAAGGACATTACAAGGGTTTTGCCGCTTCTTATTGCTCCGTCTGCGATAATGCCGTCCTTGTTGTTCATGGGCGATTTTTCGCACCACCAAGTTAAGACTTTTTTTTGCTTGACAGAAAAAGGGGTGAATCGAAAAGCTACTTGTTGTCGTCCCATTCAATGCCTCCTGCCGCTTCGTTCATCGCCTCAATGAAGCCGTCGCTTGTGCTCTCCTCGACTGTTGGCGGAATGTTCAACGGATTTTGTCCTGCCGTGTCGCGGATAAACTCTGCCGCTCGTGTGTCGCCGTTTTGAATTGCTTTCTTAATCTGCGCAAGCAATATTGCAGCGGCGACACTCACATTCTTATTGTTAACATCGTCAAGGCTCTTGACATCCTGCACCCTGCCGTTGTGAATTCCAACTTCAAGCAAGGCTTCGGCAAGCTCTCTCATCTCTTTGCGCTTGCGTTTAGCCTTGCCGCTTGCAATTCCTGCCTTTCGGGCGTTCTCTCGGCGAACTTCTGCCGGAAGGCTATTAGCTGTTAAGTTGTTAATATTGCCCTTCGGCATTTAGTTCACCTCGCTTTCAAATTCATATAATCACCAACGAGAAACGGCGACACGCTTTGTGCCGCCGTCAAGGAGAATAAAAAAGAGGTAAAAAATGAAAACTGTAATATCTGTGTGTGATGTCCTCTATCAATCTATCACATTATATATGTTACCACTTTTTTCAGTAACATTCCATAACAAAAGGTAACATTTTTTATTTTTTACTTATTTCTCATCTCAAATATTCAGGCGTTTCAAAGCTCATTTGCAATGGGTTATCGCCGACCCACCACATCATTACGGCTTCAGGGCTTTCCCAACTGTTATTATCAAGCCCTGCTGTTTCTCTTGCTTTAAGCATTCGACCGAACGCTCTTAAATAGTTATCACGGTACTTTGGATGACGAACGAAATCCAATTTCATTTTCTCTCCACTTTGCATTGGGCAACCGATGCAACCAATACGCTTCATTCCGCACTGATATAACGGATTTGATTTGCAACCGTAGTAATTTAAAAAGTCCCACACATCCTCATCAGTCCAATCAATGATAAGATTAACAAGCGTTGAAGTTGTCCTATAGCACTGTTCCACCATTCGGCGACTTTCGTCATTGTCGGTGTTGAGAATTATTCCGCCTTTTGAACTCTGCTCATATTCCGCTTGTAATTCTTCTGCAAGTGCGATTGTTGTTTTAGGCTTGCCAACAATCGTAACAAGACTTTGATTTCTTTTACGATTATTACTCTCTGCCCACCGAACGCCTGTAACCTTAATTCTGCCTTTTCCGCCTTTTTCTTTTAGTTCATCACAATAATAGCGGATTAGCCTTGTAGGTGGAAATTTCTTTTTCTCAATTAACTGCCACATTGAGTATTTGGGCGTTTCGATTTGCACATTTGGTACTGACTTGATATATCGGACTGTTTCAGGTGCATCAACGGTTGTAAGGTTATGTACTATATCGTGCTTAACTCCTGCAAGGTCGGCAAGAATACGAACGCAGTCGCTGTCTTTTCCACCGCTGTAACAGAGGTAATAAGGCTCATCAGCAGGCTCAAATGCTTTCAAGCGTTCTATTGCCATTTTTACTTTTTCGTTATTCACTTTGAATCTCCTTTTGAGTTCAAAATGCCATCAACAACCTTAAGTGCTTGACTATGGGCATTTTTGATGTACTGAAAGGTGTAACTTTCTTTATCGGCTATTACCTCGAATCGCTCGCCTATGATATACTTGCGCCATATAATCATTTTGTAAAGCGGATTTCGGATTTCGCCGACCACGCTTTCAATTTCCGCTCTGGCGTTCATAAGCTCTTTAACCTCGCTATCAATCTGCTTTTCAAGCGCGATTATTTTTTCGAGAGGAGCGACAAAGCCGCCGCTTTCGCCGCCCCCTGTGAATGATAAACTCTGTGTCATTTTTTCCGCTAAACTTCGCAGTTTAGCAATTTCGTCACATTTAACGCTGATTTCGTGCGACATATTCAAATATCTTTTGAGAAACTCGCTCGCATTCATCACATCACCTACCTGTGCTTCCAAAGCCGCCCTCACCGCGCTCCGTTTCGTCGAGCTTATCAACAATGTTTATGTTTGGCGTTTCAATCTTCACAATGACAAGCTGCGTGATTTTGTCGCCGCGTTTGATTTTGTAGTCATCGTTTGAATTGTTGTATAGCTTACAAACGATTGAGCCGTTGTAGCCGACATCAATAACGCCCTCGCTTGTAATGCCGTACTTAACATTCAATCCGCTTTTAGATTTGAGAAAACCTGCGGTGTTTGGTGGCAACTCAATATGTACGCCTATATCAATGCTGATACTGCCCTTTGCAGGAACAACCGTATCAATCGGTGATAACAAGTCAAGTCCTGCGTCTGTTGCGTGTCCTCTTTTCGGCATTAAAGCCTTTTCGTCTAACATAATGTTCATTTGTTTTACTCCTTTTCTTTCATATCTTTGTGCCTTTTTTTATGGCACTTTTTGCATAAGGTTATTAAGTTTTGCTGTTCATCACCGCCACCCTTTGAGACAGGCAAAATATGATGTACTTCGAGTTGTCCGTCGTCAATAGGTACAGGCATATCAAAATTATTTATAAGGGCGTGAAATTCGCCACAATCCTGACAAGTGAAATTATCACGATAAAGAATACGCAAAGAGTAAGCGTCACGCCCTCTGTCCCATACAGTAGCGTTATTATAATTCTCTCTGCAAGTGTCACAACAAAACCTGCGGCGTTTATTGTTTACCGCCTTACCGCACCACGGACATTGATTTTCTTTTTCGTATGTGGGTTTGTCAAAATATACATTTTCAGCACCGTACATTTTAACCGCTTCATATAAAGCAGGAAAAGGTCGGCGTGTTCCGTGCAATTCCCAATATTTCTTAAAATGGTGCATAGCCGTTATTTCTTTTTCTCTCTTTACTTGATAATTCATCAAGTAATATTCTTGCTTTTCTAAAGAGCGGTTTATGGTCTGTGAAAAATGTTATTTCGTAACCCTCTTTTGTCCGCTGTTCGCTGATTTTAACCGTCATTGTTTGTCACCTCGTCCATTTTACAACCGCAATTATGACAATATAATTCGTCCATTTCTGAAAAATAACCGTTTCTATCATAACCGATTTCACTTTCACAATTAGAACATACTGCCCCAACAGGTTCGCCCATATCATATTGTATTATCCAATGAGCGTGTCTCTTTTGGTCGTCATTGTTTTTAATGAAAAATTCTTTTAGAAAATCAGTAATAACATC